CCCAAAAAATTATAAAAATCTGGCCACAGAAACACCCCCCTGCCAAAATAAAACACACACTAAAAATTTTTACAATACAATCCCTACATCTTCAGGAGTGCGATTCCCTCCCATGGCATACCAGACAACCATCGACTACGATGTTCCGCTTGCGGACTTCACCCCTACCTTCGAGTCCCTTGAGGCCCGCGTGGCTGCCGCCATGTCTGCGCTTGTGGATGCCAATGGCCTGCCAGACCCGTCAGAAATCAACGAAGACGACAAAGAACTGGCCCGATCCATCTTTGCAGGTAAGCAGTTGGCGTCAGACGAGGACCTGTCCTCCCCTCCGGTGGTTGTATATCTGCAAGCCATGCTGGACGAGTACGACAAGACGGTTGTAAAGTCCGCGGCCCAGCTCAGAACCTACGTAACGAACAAGCTGCTGGCAGAAACTGCCAATGCGGACCCCCGAATTCGCATGAAATCGCTCGAATTGCTGGGCAAAATCTCGGACGTGGGCCTGTTTACGGACAAAACCGAGATCACGATGCGCCATCGGCCGACCGAAGAGCTTGAACAGCTGCTGCGAGAGCGCCTGACACGGGTAATTGAGGGGGAAGCGACCCCTGCGCCCCGTGCGCCGGCTGCAGAAATCTCCATCGACGACGTAAACCCGAAGTAACAGCGCACAATGACCACCGCCACTGCCATCATGACGCCCAGCATGGTCGAAAAGATCATAAAAGGGATGCCTGCCGCAGACGCGATCGAGTTATTGGCCATGTTTGAGGAGTTAGAAGAGCGCAAACGGGTGTCCGCTGCGCAAGCCGACTTCTTGGCGTTCATTGCGGCCATCGACCGCAGCTATAAATTCGGAACCCACCTCAAAAGGCTGGGTTCCCTCCTGATGGATGTGGAAGAGAACATCAAAAACCGGATCGCCGTGAGCATGGCGCCCCGTATGGGCAAGTCCCAGATGATTTCTATCTACTACCCTGCTTGGTACCTCGGCCGGCACCCGGACCATAAGGTGATCGTGGCGTCTCACACTGCTGATCTGGCGATCGTGATGGCGCGCAAAGTGCGAAACCTTATCCAGTCCGCGGAATACCAGCGCATTTTCCCCAGCACCCGCATTGCTTCAGACGCCAAGGCGGCCGCCCAGTGGAACACCACAGAAGGCGGTGAGTATTTTGCGATCGGTGTTGGCGGTGCGTTGGCCGGCCGGGGTGCCCACCTTATCATTGCCGACGATCCCCTTTCCGAGCAGGACATCAAGGCGGGCAACACGAATTCCCTCGACAATGCGTACGAATGGTTCAGTGCCGGCCTGCGAACTCGTCTGATGCCAGACGGGAAGATATGCGTGCTGCACACACGGTGGCACCAGCGGGACTTGATCGGCCGACTTCTTAAAGACTCTGCCATGAACGAGGGCGGGGACAGCTACGAGGCGTTTGAATTCCCAGCCATCCTGAACGAAGGCACAGACGACGAGAAATCCATCTGGCCAGAACAATGGACACTAGAGAGCCTGCAGCAGACTCGGGCGTCGATGCACCACATCATGTGGCAGTGGTATGCGCAGTACCAACAGAACCCCACGGCTGCAGAAGCTGCGATCATCAAGCGCGAATGGATCAAATGGTGGCCGCACGAGAACCCGCCCAAGATTGACTTCACCGTGCAGGCGTTCGACACGGCGCTCACTACCAAGCAGCGCTCGGACTTCTCTGTGTGCCATACGTGGGGAGTATTCTTCAACGAAGAGGACAACACCCAGAACGTCATTCTGCTCAACAAGGTCAAGGGCAAGTACGAGTTCCCAGAACTCAAGGCCATGGCCCACGAGCAGTACGCCGACTGGGAGCCCGACAGTGTGATCGTGGAAGCGAAGGCCTCCGGCCAGCCGCTGATTGATGAGATGCGCCGGTCTGGTATCTTCGTGCAGGACTTCAGCCCGGGTAAGGGTCAGGACAAGATCGCCCGGCTCAACGCTGTGGCTGATATGTTTGCCTCCGGCCACGTATGGTTTCCAGAATCGGCGTGGGCCGCACAGACCGTCGAAGAGATATTGGCCTTCCCCGCAGGCGAGCACGACGACGAGGTTGACACCATGACATTGGCACTGATGCGCGTGCGCAAAGGGGGCCTGTTGCGTCTGACCACAGACCACGAGGATAATCAAGCCTTTCATCGCCCAAATCGGGCCGCGTACTACTGATACTAAGGACTCGAAATGGCAGCATCGAACAGCATGAACCCCGCACTGGCCCCAGCCCCCATGGGCATAAGTTCTCTTGAGGACCTCCAGCCAGACGATACCCCAGCGATTGAAATCGAGATCGAGGACCCCGAAGGCGTCAAGATCGGTATCGACGGCATAGAGATTGACCTGATGCCAGAGGAGGATGACGGCAAAGAGAAGTTCGGCTCCAACCTCGCCGAGTTCATGGACGAAGGTGCCCTGCAGGTCGTGGCTTCCGATTTGGTTGCCTTGATCGAGGCGGACATCACCGGCCGCAAGGACTGGGTAGAGACTTATGTAAAGGGCTTGGAAGTCCTTGGCATGAAGTACGAAGAGCGCACCGAGCCATGGGACGGCGCCTGCGGCGTGTTCTCCACCCTGCTGACAGAAGCAGCGGTTCGGTTCCAGTCAGAGACGATCATCGAGACGTTCCCAGCTGCGGGCCCAGTCAAAACCGAGATCATCGGTGCGATTGACAAGCTCAAAGAAGAAGCGGCCGAGCGCGTGCGCGACGACATGAACTTCAAGCTGACCGAGCAGATGCCAGAGTACCGCCCGGAGCACGAGCGCATGCTGTTCAATTTGGGACTGGCCGGCGCTGCGTTCAAGAAAGTATATTTCGACCCGAGCTTGGCCCGTCAGGTCTCTATCTTTGTACCCGCGGAAGATGTGATCCTCCCTTACGGATCGACTGGCATTCGCACTGCGGAGCGTGCCACCCACGTCCTGCGTAAAACCAAGAACGAGCTGAAAAAGCTGCAGGTATCGGGCTTTTATCGGGACTGCGATCTGGGCGAGCCCAAGTCGTACCCGTCGGACATCGAGAAGCAAAAAGCCAAGGACACAGGGTTTTCCCTTACGGACGACGATCGTTACCAGTTCTTTGAAGTGCACGTTGACTTGGAACTGCCCGGGTATGAAGACGAAGATGAAGTGGCCATGCCCTACGTCATCACGATCGACCGCGGCACCAACGAGATTTTGTCTGTCTACCGTAACTGGAAAGAAGACGACGAGGTGCACCTCAAGCGCCAGCACTTCGTACAGTACGACTACATCCCCGGTTTTGGCGCCTACGGCATCGGATACATCCACTTGATCGGCGGCTACGCCCGCGCGGGCACATCCCTGATTCGCCAGTTGATTGATGCCGGCACACTGAGCAACTTGCCCGGCGGCTTGAAGGCCCGCGGCTTGCGGATCAAAGGCGACGACACCCCGATCGCTCCCGGAGAATTCCGTGACGTGGACGTGACCAGCGGCACCGTGCGTGACAACATCATGCCCCTGCCGTACAAAGAGCCGTCAATGGTTCTGGCTGGGTTGCTGGACAAAATCACCGAAGAAGCTCGCCGTCTGGGCTCGATCGCTGACATGAACATCTCCGACATGAGCGCCAACGCGCCGGTCGGAACCACACTGGCATTGCTGGAGCGTCAGCTCAAAACGATGTCGGCCGTTCAGGCCCGGGTGCACTTCTCCATGAAGCAGGAATTCAAACTGCTCAAGGAAATCATCCGCGACAACACCCCAGTCGCCTACGAGTACAACCCAGCCGTGGGCAAGCGCTCGGCCAAGCGGGCGGACTACGACATGGTGGACGTGATTCCTGTGTCCGACCCCAACAGCTCGACCATGGCGCAGCGGATCATGCAGTACCAAGCTGTGTTCCAGATGTCGCAGGGTGCCCCCCAGATTTATGACCTGCCACAACTGCACCGCCAGATGATCGAGGTCTTGGGCATCAAGAACGCTGACAAGCTGATCCCGCTCAAAGAAGACCAGAAACCCAAGGACCCCGTGTTCGAGAACATGGCTGTTCTTAATATGAAGCCGGTCAAGGCGTTCCAGTATCAGGATCACCAAGCTCACATTCAGGTGCACATGTCTGCCATGCAGGACCCCGAGATCATGAAAGTGATCGGGCAAAACCCACAGGCACAGGCAATGTCCGCGGCCATGATGGCCCACATTGCAGAGCACACAGGCTTCGCATACCGCCAGAAAATCGAGCAGCAGATGGGTATTTCGTTGCCGCCAGAAGGTGAAGACCTGCCCCCGCAGGTCGAATTGGCCCTGTCCAGCATGATGGCGCAGGCCGCTCAGCAGGTTTTACAGGCGAACCAAGCGCAGGCTGCCCAACAGCAAGCGCAGCAGCAGGCTCAGGACCCGATGGTTCAGATGCAGCAGGAGGACCTGAAGATTCGCCAGAAAGAGCTGGAGCTCAAAGAAAAGAAGATGGGGATCGACGCTGCCGCACAAGCCGACGAACTGGAACTCAAGAAGGCCGCATTGGAAGGCAAGATGGAACTCGACGGTTTCAAAGCGGGACAACAGGCGCAGCACATGGAGAAGAAGCTGCAGTCCGACCAAGAACGTGAAGGTGTCCGCATGGGGATTGATATCGCCAAAAGCAGGGCCGGAATGGCCAAGAAAGGTGAGTAATGGACAGCCAAATTCTCGACCACCTCCACGCCAAGCTGGAGGCCAAGCGCAAAGAAATTACTGAAGATTTGGGTGATGGGGTGGCTAAAGACTATCCCACCTACCAAAACCTGTGCGGGGTTATCCGGGGTCTGTTGACCGCACAGTCCGAAATCAACGACCTCCTGCGTAGACTGAAAGAAACTGAAGATGACTGAATTTAATGTTGCGGCGGTTGACCTGTCGGGCATCCTGAACACCTCGGCCGAAGAAAAGGCCAAGCAGGTACCCGATCCAGTTACCTTCCATCTCCTGTGCGTCCTCCCGGAGATCGACGAAGAATACGAAAGTGGCCTTGTGAAAGCTGGCCAGACGATGCACTTCGAAGAAGTGTTGTCGCCCGTGTTGTTCGTGGTCAAGATGGGTCCCGACGCATTCAAGGATGAGAAGCGATTCCCAAGCGGCCCGAGCTGCAAGCAGGGCGATTTTGTGTTGGTTCGCCCCAACACAGGTACGCGCATTCGCATCCATGGCAAAGAATTCCGCATCATCAATGATGATTCCGTGGAAGCTGTGGTCCAAGACCCCCGCGGGATTACCCGCGCCTAAGGAGCTGACATGACAATGGAACAAACTGAATTTGAATTTCCAGACGAGCAAACGACCAACGCCCGCGCAGGCGGCAGGGTTGTAGCTCCTGAGGCTGACGACAAGCCTGAAATCGAAGTCATTGACGACACCCCGGAAGTAGACCGCAATCGCAAGCCGATGGTCGAGCCCCCCAAGGATGTGACCGATGACGAGCTGTCTAAGTACGATGAAAGTGTGCGTAAACGCATTCAACACTTTACAAAGGGCTACCACGAAGAGCGCCGGGCCAAAGAGTCTGCCCAGCGTGAGCGCGAGGAAGCTGTGCGTATGGCGCACGCCATCATCGAAGAGAACAAGCAGCTCAAGGGCACACTGTCCAGCGGCCAGACCGCCTACATTGAACAGGCCAAGTTGGTCGCTGCCAATGAGATGGAAAAAGCCAAGGCCAAGTACAAAGCTGCCTACGAAGCGGGTGACTCTGACGCCCTTGCCGACGCTCAGGAGGCGATGACCACCGCCAAGCTGCACGCAGACCGTGTAGATAATTTTCGGCCTACCCCTTTACAGACGGCAGAAACTGGAGTACAAACTCAAACACAAGCTCAACCAGAGCCGCAAGTTGATACCAAACTACGCGCGTGGCAAGACCGCAATCCGTGGTGGGGCAGCAACAAGAAGATGACAGCTTACGCTCTTGGCTTTCATTCCGAACTGGTTGACAATGGAATTACCGTTGGAAGCGACGATTACTACAAAGCAATCGACGACGAAATGCGGGGAAGATTCTCAGATACGTTCGAATCTGAGAAACCGACGGATGCTACCCCTTCGTCGAAAACATCGAATGTTGTCGCACCGGCAACGCGGAGTACTGCGCCCCGAAAGGTCGTACTTACCAAATCGCAGGTCGAAATCGCCAAGCGGCTGGGTGTTCCACTGGAACTCTATGCTCGTAAGGTTGCGGAAGAAATGAGGAAATAATCATGGCTGAACAGAATCGTCAAAATAGAGAGTTGTCCACACGCGACAAGGATACGCGCCCAACAAAATGGTCGCCTCCCCAGCTTCTGCCCGATCCGACGCCGGAACCGGGCTATGCGTACCGCTGGATTCGTGTTAGCACTCTGAACAACGCTGATCCCATGAACGTATCTTCGAAACTCCGCGAGGGCTGGGAACCCGTGAAGGCGTCGGATCACCCTGAAATTCGTTTGTTTGGCAGCACAAGTGGCCGCTTTCCAGACGCAGTTGAAGTTGGTGGCTTGCTTCTTTGCAAAACCCCAGTTGAGTTCGTCAGTCAGCGGAATGCGTATTACAGCGGTCAAGCTGAAGCGCAGATGCAGTCTGTGGACAACAACTACATGCGTGAAAATGATCCCCGGATGCCGCTGTTCAAAGAGCGGTCTACAAAGGTCACTTTCGGTAAAGGTACCTAACTTTTTTTGGAGTCTTAAATGGCATACCCAACAGTATCCGCCCCATATGGCTTCCGTCCCATCAACCGATTGGATGGCATGCCCTACGCAGGTGCAACCCGCACCTACAAAATTGCTTCTACTTACAACACCCCAATTTACTTCGGTGATCTGGTGATTCTTGTAACTGGCGGCACTATCGAAAAGTTCACTGGCACTGCTACGGGCTCCCCCGTTGGCGTGTTCATGGGCTGCTCGTACACCTCTGCCCAGAGCCAGCCTCTGAACGCCCAGTACTATCCCGGTACAAGCGTGACGAATGCTGCTGCTGTTGTTGCGGTTGATCCAGTGATCCTGTGTCAAGTCGTGGCTACTACTGCTGGTAGCGCTGTTTCCGCTGGTGCTTTGGCCTCTATCGGCTCGAACATGGAAGTTGTGACTGGTACTGGCAACGCCAATACTGGTGACTCCGGCATGTCTGTGCTGGCAGGTAGCGAAGCTGGTACCGCTGCATTCCCGATCCGCGTTGTGGATGTGGTGTATGCAACTGCTACTGGCGCTGACGCCTTCCCTGAGTTGATCGTCAAGATTAACTTGCATCAGTTCAACAACACCACTGGTGTCTAAGGAGCTAAATCATGGCTATTTCACGCGCACAATTACTCAAAGAACTGCTCCCCGGCCTGAACGCTTTGTTCGGTATGGAATATGCACGTTACGGCGAAGAGCACAAAGAGCTCTACGAAACCGAAACTTCGGAGCGTAGCTTTGAAGAAGAAACCAAGCTGTCGGGCTTCTCCGCCGCTCCTGTCAAGAACGAAGGCGCTGCCATCGCTTATGACAACGCGCAAGAAGCATGGACCGCTCGGTACACCCACGAAACCATCGCAATGGGCTTCTCCATCACTGAAGAAGCAGTGGAAGACAACTTGTATGACTCGTTGTCCAGCCGCTACACCAAAGCATTGGCTCGCGCCATGGCCTACACCAAGCAGGTGAAAGCAGCTTCGATTCTGAACAGCGGCTTTGCCGGTGGCCCCACTTATGGTGACGGCCAAGTTCTGTTCTCGACAGCTCACCCTCTGGTGTCTGGTGGTGTTAACAGCAACCGTCCTTCCACTGCCGCCGACTTGAACGAAACATCGTTGGAAAACGCTGTCATTCAAATCGCTGCTTGGACAGACGAACGTGGCCTGTTGATCGCTGCCAAGCCTAAGAAGCTGATCGTTCCACCAGCACTGCAATTCGTTGCAACCCGCCTGTTGGAAACTGAACTGC